TGGATGTTGATATCAGCAAGATTAAAAGTAAAGTTCTCATCCGTCTCGTGGAGGAAGTTAGGAACCAAACGCCTGATACTATCAGGGCATTTGATAGAGTACATACCCGCCACAACAGGAGCTAACAGCGATGTGGTTTAAACTGAATGATGAACAGGACGCGAGATATGAAAAATTGAAAGGAAAAAGTGTATCAAGGAATTATGATATCCGTAAGGCTTTAGTGGAAGGGAAGTCTATCCCTCCGCTACCTAGACTTGAGAAAATTAAGGTTGTAGAGAGAACCATATTAAATAGAGTGAATACTGACTATGAGTATTCATCTATAGGCCACCACAGATAGAGGTAAACGATACCAATGGAGAGTAAATTTAAGATAGACACCAGTGAGTGCGCCACTTGCGGTCACACATGGCTAACCGGCATGGATGGTACTCATCATTGTCCTGATTACATGATAAAAAGACCCGGGGGATTTCGATACATGGTCGAATATAATTCTGCCCAGAGCAGAACTACCAGCGTCTACTTTGATGAAGAGCCTGTGTCTGACGTGCAGATACTCAACCAGTTACACAGCCAGCAAGCTGAGATATCAAGACTGAAGGCAGCGTTTAGCGATCTGGGGACTTATATTAATGGAGTGGCGATAAATTATGAATAAAGATTATTGGGCTATAGATGGAACGAAGGTCATGGTCATTGGTGTTTCTATTGGGTGGTCGGCCCTTTTCACTATGGTGTATTTAATTAAGAGCGGTGTCATATGACCGATAAACTAAGGCAAGCATTAGGCTTCCCGGATCGATACCGGGCTATCAGAGAGCACGCTAAGACTGCTATATCCTGTGTTATGAGCCTTGAATCCCTGGCTGGGATTGAGCCAGGGACAACGCTAACGATTGGCAAGAATAGATCTGATACTGAGATGGCCATGCATAGGGTTTTGGTTGTCAAGATTATCGATAAACATAGGGTGGTGGTTACCAACGTATGAAAATATACATGAAAGTCGCCAGCAATATTTCCCAGACAAGCCGGATGCTTTACAAGGACGAAAGAAGGGCCGTTAAAGAGGCGTCAGAACAAGCCTATGACCTGCGTTATGAGCCTGACAATGATGGTGATTATATTGTCAGTTTCTCCAGTGTGTACGGCACTCTAGAATCAGTATACGTCAAAGAAGTAGAGGTGATTGAGTGAGGACTGTCAAATCAATCACTTTACCCAAACCCCCTTCTGAGCTTCAGTTGGGCGATACCTTCGACATCTCCTTTGAAGGCAATGACAGCGAAGTAAAATACACAGTAAAAAAGATTGTGAATGAATGCCCTTCCCTGGGCAATGCACCGCAACTCACGACAAGGTATCCCAAGTCCGAATAGAGTATAACACGTTACTGAAGTCTAGCTGATTGACGTTGCTGCTCTCCTTGAATCTTAGCCCCGTCAAGGAGTGCCCGTTTACTGAACTGGCTATCCTGCGTGACGGCATTAACCCTATCCATCAACTCAGTGTGGTCCTGCTTGCGATGGCTCTGAAGTAGCGCGACCCTATCCCCCTCTATCTCGCTAAGTATCTTCTGGGTGTCAGCGTCCTTGTTCCTGGCCGTTGACAGGTTAACAGATACCTTGCTTTCACTTTCCTTAGCGTTAGCCATGGCTTCTTGTGCGGCTGCCTGTAGTAGTTCTTGTTGCTCGTTCTTCTCGTTGGCCTGCTCTTGTTGCTGCTGAACCATGGCCTTTTCTTCGTCGCTCTCAGGCTCCTTGAAGCCTTTCGAAATCTGTTTCTTCCTGTTGAACTTCTTAAAGTCTTCCAGGCCTTCGCCTTCAAGGTTGTCGATGATGATCGAATACAAAAGCGTAAACTCTTCGCTTTCTGGTGGGGTAATTGCTAAAAGTTCTAGTATTTTTTCTACAATTTCTTTGCGCTTATTGGCAAAGCTCGGCCCGGTATCGACAACGGTCTCAAACTCTCCTGTCGTGATGTCGTTGATCTCAATGGGCATGCCGGTTTCCTCATCGACTACCCATTTAAATAACTGTTCCTGACTCTCTGTGTCGTCCTGTTCGAGTAAAGTGATAAACCTTTGGCTATCGTAGATGTCCGCTGCAATCCATCGCCACACTTCACCGGCCCACTTCATTGACTTCTTGATGTTATCAAACAGAATAGCAGTTTGCATATCAACACGCTCAATAACCGCATTGATTGCCTTGCCGCTAGCCGTTGGATCAAGCACGTCTTGAGGGTTACCACCGCGCTCTTGCTGGATAAAGTCAGACGCTAGTTGAGCAACCTCAATGTTAGCCGGGTCTGGCGGTGGTGGGTCGATGTATTCCATCGGGTGAGGAATTTCATTCTTTTGCGCGTCAAGGTGTGGCCTTTTCAGCAAATAAGGTTTGTTTCCAAGCGCGTGCTCTGCCCAAAACAGATCGAGGCCTTCGACTTCATCGGGATAAAATATAGGAATACGCTTGCCGCTGGTTGCCGCAGTCTCAGCAAGTTTGGAGATTGACATGTTGAATAGCTTTTGGGCGTCCTTCATATTTTCGACTAAGCCGTGATAGAACTCTTGCCCATCGGCCACCGAACGGAACCCATAAAGCGGAATGATTGGAATCATCTTACCTGGAATTCTCTCTGTCTTTTCAAGCACTTCAGATCCAGAGATCACTGTTTTCTCAATGTAGCGGCGTGTTTTCTTGCGCTCCTTCGTCTTTTTGAAGCCCATTGTCGCAAGCTCGTCAATGACGTCTTTGATGTCCCTCGCCCATAAGTTTCTGACTTCTCCATCCTCATTTTCGAAGACGAAGACGAGTTCCTTTTTCTTGATGACCTCGTAATATTCAGCTACGAATACGTTTTGCGTTGAGTTCCAATTAAAAACGGATCGATCATTCGGAGATGGCACCGAACTGACGGCATGACCTGGATATTTCTCTTTGTATCCTTCGGTCGTAAACCTGTGTAACAAGGTGCAACGGGTGGCGTCTCTCTTGTCGTATCGTTTGGCGTTGGAATCCCAAAATACCATGTTGAAACTTGAATAAATTGGGTCAAATGTCGTGCGTTGCTCATTCTTCTCTGGATTCTCTTCGTCTAAAAATTCCGTTCCAATCCGAAAGTGACCAATTCCAGCGTAAAGCATTTCAGTGACGGCGTTATCGCTGTACTCTGTGCCTGATCGTCTCTCGTCTTTGCGGTACAACCCATTGAGTATCTTGGCGTTGGCCTCGGAAGAGTCACCTTCCGGTCTAAACTTTGGTCTAAACCTATTATTAACCCATTCGCCCAAAGCCTTATGCACGGCCTGCGAGACCTTGTTGAACTCCATTTTCGGGCGATTTCCGTCATCGCTGAAAAAATCAGGGAATAGGTTGTCATATTGCGCGCCCGGCACTGTGCCAAAACGCAGGCTTTCACCAGCTAGGTCTCTCTGTTGCAGAGTAGCGTTGTAATCGGTTGTAATCGCTGTGTTTATGCGAGTTACGATGTCTTTGCTATCGCCTGTTTCTAGTGCCAAAACCTGGACCTCTTGGGATTTTAAATTCTTCGACCGTTGTTATCACCGGCTCGGTGAATGTCAGTGCCCCAGCGTCGCCATAGTCGGGGGAGAAGCCATATTCTGTCTTGATCTTCTGCTTAGCCCATAGGACTTTCCTATCGTTTGAATCATACTCAAACGGTGAGGCGCATAAGTCGCCCTGTATCTCGTCATCGTCTGGGATGTCCGGCGGCAAGTTTTCATCATGCAGCCAGTTCGCCATTTCCCCCCACATTTCATTCCGCTTATTCGTGTATCTAACCGGGTTTAGGGGGCTGGAGCCGAAATGTACACACTTGACGCGCTTCTGATAGCCCAACTCATGCAGTCTGTCAACGATATCAGCGCCAGAGCCAAAGTCGATGAACATCATATCCGGCTTTTTACCGGCTACCGGGCACTCTTCGTCGAGTATTCCCTTGCATATCGCTACATTTTTACCAAGTTTATCACACTCATCGCCCTTATATGCCTTCATGCCGTACATTTTACGACCTTGGCGTTTGATAATGGCGAAACGATCACCACCTCTCGATGGATCAACGCCAACGATTAGCGGTCCATTGCCATTGGCCTCGTTCTTTCTGGCGCGCATACAGGCATCGGCTTTGATCAAACCATCGCCGCCAGTGACTTGAAATGCCTCGGCTGCGTTCATGGGGTATTCTTGTCGAAAAGACTTTTTGCCGTCGGCTCCATCAGTGGTCAGCTCGACTATCTTGATCCTTCTCCAGCATAGCTGCCCGTCATTGATGGGGTAATATTCTTTTAATTCATTCTCTTCCTCTGTCGCCTGGAAGTCGCCAGGAACGGTCTTGGTGTATTCCGTTTGCCAATACCAGGGAACAAAAATGGCGATGAATTCGGATAGGCCCTTCTCGGCTAGTTTCCATTGCTGGTGAAAGAAGTTGTTAACGCCATTGGCTGTTGACTCCCATATCACCTCGGTCCCGTCAGCATCGGGTACGGCCTGCATGATTCCTTTGGTGTGCTCGGAAGCGTTCATCCAAAAGGCGACCTCAGACCCGTGAAAGAATTGAATAGTCTCGCCTCGGCCTACTGCCTTATTGCCAGCCGTGCCGACGCCATAGCCTGAGTCTAGCTCGCCGAATCTTAATTCTTTTGCATTGGCTTTTGAGGTGGATGGTTTGACGAAGGGGGGTAGGTTGTCGTAATAGCGCTTAGCCATCTTGAATATGGCGTTTGTTGCTTTGCCATCGTGAGTGAGGATAAAGGCTTCAACGCCTTTTAGGTGGGTGGTTTTCCATTTAAACCGGCCTTCAACATAGGTAGATATGCCTTGCTGTCGTCCCTTTAATATAATTGTCCTGATCTTTCCCTTTGATTCTAATTGCTCATTCAGCTTTTTATCAACGTACACTTGAGTGCTGTTAAATATGAGAGTCTCCAGGCCTTTGTCCTTTGTCCTGATCTTGAGGCAATACCG